GTCCGCGCCAAAAGCAAAAACCCCGCAAGATGCTCTGTGGTCTTGGCTCTTGGCGGGAGCAACAGCAAGACGATTGATCAATGGAATCAAAAGACTCGCTTGCCGTACGACAAGACCACACAGTACCCTGCGGGGTTTATTCCATTGATCATCGTCCGGATGCCACTCCAGACGTCCAAATTGTACCAGTAACATCTTGTAAGTCAAACAGGGGGCCGTGGCCCCCCATTGTCGATGGACTCAAAGATCGTGGTATTTCATAAAATCCGACTCGTCTTGAGCCGCGTTGTACAGCGAGTAATACCGGTCCTCCTTACGCAGCCGGTCATTAAACGCTTTGAATGCCGCATCGTAGGGAAGCTGCCCTTTTTTGATAGCAGCGACTAAGGCGGTGGCTGGCTCGCAACTGCCGCTCAAAATACTGCTCAGAAGTTCTTGCTGGTTGATTGTAATTTTGGTCATGTTGGCTTCTCCTTTTCGTTCCGGTCCGTTGGCTGACCGTAGGAGTATTATAGACCAACTTTGCGGATGTGTGCAATCCCCTACAGAACAGTAGGCTATTACACAACACGCAATTGAACATTCCCGTTTTTCCCAAAAGTTCCCGTTTCGGGAAGTTTGGGCCTAGTACGATTCCCGAAGTTCCCGAGGGGGTCTTAAGACCCTCGGTTTCGGGAAACGGGCGGGGTGGGAGTAACGAAAAGGAGGAGATCGCTGGTGCCAACCAAACCCCCACCCCAAAGCTGATTCTATCAGTAGCAGTTCGTCGTGCAGTTGTTGCCGTAGCAGCAGGTTGTACAACTAACCATCCTGCCATTCATGAAGTACGTGTGCGTTGTGCAGCTTGCCCATGCTGCCGTGGCAACTGCTGCCAGTCCTAGTCCAATAAGCAGTTTCTTCATTATCGCCCCTTGGTTGCGTTAATTGTTAAAACGGTATCTCTTCATCCATCTGATCAGAAAAATCGCTCTGAGCGCGTTCTGGTGCCTTCTTGGGCCTGCCTTCGCTCTTCGACAACATCTGCATCTTCTCGCCAATGATTTTCGTGACGTATCGAGTCTGACCGTCTTTCTCATACTTCTCGGTCTTGAGCTTGCCCTCAACGTAGACCTGCGATCCTTTGGTCAAGTAAGACGATGCGATCTCTGCCAGCTTTCCAAAGAACACCACATTGACCCATTCGGTGACTTCCTTCTGCTCACCGTTCTTGTCCTTGTACTTCTCCGAAATTGCCACGCTGATGTTGCAGACCGCTTTCCCGTCAGCCATGAACCTGCTGTCAGGGTCTTTGCCTAAATTGCCGATTCCATGCCATTTATTGACTGCCATGATTCTGCTCCAGATTGATGATTAAAGATTCGACTTCTTCCAAAAACTTCACCACCTCAACTTCCATCTGCTTGATGAGCTTTTCATCTCGCTCGCAACGGACGATGAACAACCGTTGACGTTTCGTTAAACGCGGGTCGAACGACACGAAATCGCACCACTTTCTTCCCGTAACCCATAGCTGGCATTGAATCTGTTTAACGTACTTCGTCGGAACTTTTCCGTCTAGCAGGTAGCCCAGATGCGTAGTGGTCGCAGGACACTTAATCTCGATCAGCCCATCCTCGCCAACCAGTCGATCAGGGGAAACACCTACCCATTGAATCGTTGGATGCTTCCAAAATCCGGTCTTTTCCACCAGCACATCTTTTTCGACCTCGTAGGCAATCGCAGCAAACTGCTCCTGCTCCTTGCCCCAATCCATGTATGAGTTGGAATAGGTGTCCTGCGATTCACCTGTCAGCCGTTCTGCAACTAGCTTCATCCGGTACTTGGCTCGACTCTCAGACTCCCGCTCTTTGCCCCGGCTCATCACATCAGCGACCGCGCTTGCCGTCACATGACCCAACCGAACCTGCTTCCACAGGTCCGACCCTTGCTCGATAGATACGGTGTCAAGCACTTAGCTCACCCTTGCGAGCGTCCTTGGCTTGCTCAAGTAATTTCAAAGAATCTTGGTTGTTCTTGCAAAGCTCGACAGCCGCGTAATACGCTTGCTTCAGCGCTTGCATATCCGGTGCTTTTTGGATTGCCTCGACCAGCTTGTCAACGTCAATCGGGTCAACGTCGCTTGGCAAGTCCTCACCCGCGTATACGTATAAGCCAATCCCAAAACACGCAATCGCTTTGGTCAAGCAGCGCATCATTGCATCGCTTATTTTTCTTGCGTCGGGGTTCTTGACCGCGTTGTTGCGGTTGTCCATCACCGGCAGGTGCATCTGAATAGTCTTGCCGAATGCGTGAAGTTTGCACCGAACCATGACCGATTCACCAAAGTGCCACGGTTCATCAAACTCCCACCATGCCGTTGCATCTTCTTGCAGCAGGTAGTCCACCGCCCATGCCCATGAGAGATAGGACAGCCCACCCTTTTTCTCAATGTGTTCGTTGACGTTGATTTTTCTCAGATCACTATAGGTACGCATGATTTCTTCCTTCAAGATGTTTAGTCCCGTTCTTGACCTTCTAGCCCATCGTTGTAACGCTTGATTGCCTCCCGTTCTGCTGCGCTTTGACAATACCGGTACACCGCTTCATAGATGTCCGTTCCAAGTTCCCGCCAGCCTCGCGCCGGATCGAATTCTTCTTGCAGCAACTTTGCAAGCTTGTCTTTGATTGCATACAGGCAAGCATCGTCGATTGCGTTAAGGAACGTGTCCACGTTGCAGGGGTCAAACTCAGGTTCTTCGAGGATTTGTTCAGTCATTTCCTCAAGCCCATCAAGATGATGGTAATGGTCTTGGTACGGTTGTTCTAACCATCTATCATAGCCTTGCATGATTTCCTCCTGTTGACTTGCCACCATAGCAAGTTCCACAAGTATAAGACGGAGTATTAGACATGGCAAGTGTTGAATTGATTCTGCCGTGGCCCCCAAGCGTCAACAGCTATTGGGGATTCCACGGTCACCGCAGGTTCCTGACTCAAAAGGCACTTGAGTTCAAAAAGCACGTTGGCGCAGCGGTGCAGGGGCAAAAGCTAGGGCAAGCTCGCCTGTCCGTTACGATCATTGCCCATGCGCCAGACCGACGAACGCGCGACCTTGACAACATCCTCAAGCCCACGCTCGATGCGCTTGTGCAAGCGGGTCTTTTCGATGATGACGCGCAGGTTGATCTGCTGACGGTTCAGCGGGGAGAAGTGATCAAAAACGGCAAGGCTATTGTAACGGTTGCAAGTTTGTAATACTTGCCCTATGATTGTCTTGCCAACCACAGGAGGATCACTTGCACTACTTCCAATTTGAGATCAAGGAGTGGGTCACTAACGTGGCTCATCTGACCTTGGAAGAGGAGGCCGCGTACCTGCGCCTTTGCCTCTACTACTACGATTCAGAACGTCCGATCAGCGACCTTGCAATGGTGTTTCGCAAGTGCCGCATCCCTGCCGATCTTGGGGAAAATTTACTGCGTGAATTTTTCACTTGCATCGACGGAGCATGGATGCACAAGCGTTGTGATGCTGAACTAGCTCGCTTTAAGGCGAAGCATGAGCAAGCATCACGCGCAGGGAAAGCGCCTGTCGGCACCCCTGACGGGGTTTGTGAATCGGTCTGGTCTGACTTTGTTGCTTTGCGGAAAGCAAAAAAAGCCAAGATCACGCAGACCGCGCTGAACGGGTTGGAGCGTGAAGCTCGCAAGGCACAGATACCTCTGGAAGATGCCCTCCGCATCTGTTGTGAACGCGGCTGGGCTGGATTCAAGGCTGACTGGATCGCGTCGCACCTGTCTCAACCGAAAGACAAGAACCTTGCCGCTGCTCGAGCAATCTTTGGAGATGAAAGGAGGCTGAACGATGAGTTCAAAGCGCTTACCTGACCATTGGGTACAGAAAATTTTTGTGACCTTGCAAGGGTCTTACGGAACCCGTTTTCTGAATATGTGGAAAACGGGACAGGTACTTCCAGACGGGAACGATGCTGGTGTCGTCAACGCAATGAACTTATGGGCTGAGAAGCTCGGAGGTTACGTTGACCGGCCTGACGTCATCAAGAAGGTGCTTGACTTGCTGCCGCACGATCCTCCCACCCTGCCGCAGTTCGTTGAGCTTATGCGTCAGGCATGGACGCCACCGCAGACGCCAGCGCTAGAGCATAAATGGACAGAGGAAGAACTGGCAAAAAACAAACAGCGCATTTCTAAGATTTTGGACGATTTCAGAAAAACGATGGAGCAACGACATGGACATCATGGAGACAATCGACAACCGAATCGGGGAATTGAGAATTCGGTTCCGGCAAACGGGAGAAGCCGAGTGGCGGTTTCGGATCAATGAGCTTCAGCGCATCCGCGAACTTTTAATCATCACAAGCGAAAAGGATCATCCGTGTTACCAGAAAAACCCATCACAGCGTACTGCGACTACATAGCTTGGCTTATTTCAACTGAGCTTAAAGCGGCTGATACCAAGCTGGAAAAGTTGCTTGCATCGGTTGGAAAAATCCATAGCCATTTCGGACCTACCGGACAATTTCTATCAACAACAAAAACTATCGACATTGAAGATCGCTTTGGAAAAAGCTATCGAATAATCATCAAGGAGCTTAACGATGCAAGAGGAAATCAGTCCGTTTAAGGCATTGGACTTCATTAGAGACAATGCCGCACCTTACGCGCAAGCTAAGGCAAACGTGGTTTACATGACCGAATATCGCAAGTCGATCAAGGCTACGTTAATGGCAAGCTGTTCAGAAAAAACGGAGTCAGCCAAGGAGACTTTCGCTTACTCCCACCCTGACTACAAAAAGCATCTTGTTGCGTTGCAACAAGCAGTCGCAGAAGCAGAACGCTTGCGCTGGTTGCTAGTTGCTGCGGAAGCCAAGATTGAAG